CATTGATGCTTCTGCAGTTACAATATCATCTTGCTTATCAACATTGTCAAGGGATGCAAAACCAGAGACTACTCTGCGTTCTTTGTCTACCTTGGTTAGTGGCATAGACAGGCGAATATTATCACCATCTGAATTCCAATGCGCTTTTGATATAATCATGGTTATTCTATTATATACCCTTTTTTTTTAAAGTATCACTATTTGGACATATCGGACACATCGTCAGATTTACGACCTTCGCCCTTTGGATTTCTTCCACTTACTGTGGCTGGTCCATCAGACTGGTTATTAGTTCTTTCAGTGTCCCGTGCTCGATTGGCATTATCGTTTGCTGTGTCTTGTGGCTTTGGATCAAAAGGCTCGTTACCGCCTTCGATCTGAGGCAGACCAAGAAGTTCTCTTCCTTCATTAGGAAGCATGACCTGTGTTTTAACAAGTCTTTCAATGATCTGTGACTGAGCAATCTCATCTGTAAGTGTAAGTTCATTAAACTTAAACTCAAGAATATCTGTTTTTTCCTTTATGATCTTGTTGATCATTTTTTCAAGGTTTCTCTGTGCTGGTCTTGCAACTTGCTCCTTGAATGTACGATCCTGAGAAAGCGCTGCTGCAATCGCTGCAGAATCTGATCCACCAATTTTAGAAAGTGGTACTTGATGAGCAACAAGAATGTCGTCACGGTTTTGCTTTCTGTATTCCTTAAATGACGCTTCCTGGACTCCATTTTCAACTGGATCCATCTTGAACTCTACTTTGTTAGTATCAGAGTCTCCTGGCAATGGTATATAAAGAGTTCTGTGGTTTTGTCCTTTAAGGCCAGTCTGCAAAAATCTAAACATCTTGTCTTCTGCTTCAGCAGATAACTTTGCACCTTTTAATGTCACAACATATCTTGGGGTTGCTTTGTTTTGGAAGTAATCGATATTATACTGTGATGCAAGTTGATCTCCGTGAAGCGATCCAATTGCAGACATGATATCTGGCACACCATAAAAAGTATTTAAAGGTGAGTATTCTTTAAAGTGAATAATTTCATTTGGTCGTGCATCTGTTCCAAGAGGGTTTGCATTTGTTGCTCCAAAGTTGCGGAAGTAAACTACCTTGTTTGCAATAACCTGAACAAATCCATCACGCAAGCGACGCACACGCATTGTGGTTGATGGGATGTGCCCAACGTATCCAATATCTCCACGAACAGTTCTACCTACTTCAAGGTATCCGTTTCCTGTTGCCTGTAAATCAGTGAAGACCTTTTCCATTGTTGTGGTAAATGAGTCTTCCGTATTTAATGACTCAAGCCAATCAGTCAATTCAATCTTTGCTCTTTCAATTCTCTTACGTGCATTCTCTGCTGTCTTTGGCTCTGATGCTTCCAACTTGAGCATGGTTCTCTTTGCAACCTTAAACTCATATCCAAGACCTACAATGTTTTCCACCTTGGCATCAATCGCTGCGTGGTTTGCAAATGATGTGTCATAAAAACTTGCAAGTTCATAAAGATTCCATGGTGGAGTGATTACATCAAAAAGACCATAGGCGTTCCTAAATACAGTTCCTGAGTTAATCTCTTTAGACTTTGCTCCATCACGACCAGTGCTTTCTGCTCTTGAACTCTCAATGTATGCTGGTGTTGCTTCTCCTTTTATAAGACGAGAAGTTCTTCTTTTAAAGTTAGCGTCCAATCCCTGCAAATCTTTTACCACATCCCATGACTGATTAAATGGGTCTTGTTTTATAAAGGTGTCATCTTCTGGAAGAGGCGTATCCGTCTTTGCTCTAATAAAAAATTCTCTATCTTCGGACATTAATCATCACTTCCATATTTAGCAATTGTGTCCTTGGCTGCTTGTACTGCTCCAAGGTCGTTTAGAGAAGGAATTAAGCCCTCTGCCATTCTTTGCTTTTGCTCAGAGTATTCTTCTTCTGAAATTCTTGTTAACCCTGGAACGAAGATGCATTCTCCATCTCCCTCATCCCCGTAATATTTCGCAGCCTCTTTTAGTTTTGAAATCTGAAGGATGTCACCTTTCATAGACTCAATGTTTAAAACTGATCCAGTTCCATCCGTAAACCATTTTCCGTTAGCCTTTTTATATACATACAGGCCCCAGTCATAGTGCTTTTCAATAATTTTTGCACGGGACTCTCCCACTTGCCCCTTCATTCTGGGCAACTGTTTCTTTTTTTTACGCGGATCTTGAGGATTCATAACAATAAGTATACCACATTAGACGGCACTAGCGGTTATTTGTTTCGAAGTAACACCTTTATAAACGGTATACTCGTATCCATTTACAGTAAAAACTTTGTCGGTATCAATAATAATCTTGTTAGTTCCTGTGTAACTCTTGTAGATTATTGAAGGATCTACTCCATAATAACTTGTTGAGGACAGGATTAAAACGTCATTCCACACAGACGGAGATGTTTTCCAGTAATCCCACTCAAAAGTAAGAGGAAGAGAATACTTAACTCCAAACCATGGTCTAAAGTCTACTCTTTGAACTTCTTGAAGGTTTGTTGACTGATAGTAGGATATTGTATTAAAAGTTATTGGTCCATTTAGATTAATTGATCCGACCCTAGAACTAAAGTCTATTAGATTTGGGAAAGATATCCCCAGGAACCCCCACTCTTTTACAGTTATAACTGGCTCTTTTACAAGTTTTCCATTCCAATAAAATCCTATACCATCTTCAAGTTTTCCAGTCTTTACGTTTATGGCATAAATTTTTGCTCGTTCTCCGCTTGGGTGAATGGCTACCATATAAAATTTTATATGACTATTCTTTGATTGGATTTCAAATATCTCTGTTGGAGCATATGGGAAGGAGTCCTGATCATACCTAATTGCTATCTGCATGGCCATGACTTTATAGTTGCTTGACATCTCTTTATTAATTGGAATAGACAGGCCACGGTTAACTACTGGATCATATGCTCCCTTTAACTCTATTCCAGTATACCTTGTTAGGTATAGGTATGGAGAACTACCCTTATAGATTGTAAAAGGATTTCTTTCTTTGTAATCATAGTAGAATCCTGACTTCTTATATGGATATATCTCGTTGCCAAACCTTGTTCCAATTGGATTTGGAGATGTTGAGTTAAATGCTTGAGAAGCATACTCTAGATTTCTAACCTTAACTCTATTATTTATGATACCTTTTACATTAAAATCTAAGTGTGTAACAAGGGCAAGATCTAATACCCTAACATCTTTTGGAGGATAAATAATCATATTATTAACAACCTCATACTTTGTATTCATCCAGTTATTTTCTGGAACAACGATAGAGTCGTTAGATGGCTTTTCTATATTGATAAAATTTGATTCTGAATAGTTTGCACCATTTGCAATATATTGGAATGTAACATAAGATTTAATCAAAGAATTCGAAGTGTCATATTTATAATTTTTTAACGCTCTATTTTTTAAATCATCATAATTTAAATAGCCCGTAAATAACTGATTGTCCAAAGACTCATATGTTTTTTGAATTGGAACACTGTATTCATCTGTTAATTCTTTGTAAGTCCAACTACCAGTTTGCTCTTCTTCTACAAATCTTGACGGTGCTGGATAATTGATATTAAACTGAATTAAATCAAGATCGTAGTAAGAACTGTTTTTTTCATCTTTAATAAACTGAGCAAAATATGTTAATGGAATATAGTCTTCCCAGTATCCTTGTATATCAATGTCTAGCGTGTAATTCTCAAAGTAGGACGAAGGAGATAAAGTATAACTTGCAGTGTGGTCTTGGAATCTATCTATAGTATATGAAGTTACTCCTCCTGAGTCAATTAGTTGATCCCATTCTGCACTGTTGTTTCCAAAATAGTCATCTGTAGAGTTATATTCTACATCTACAGTGTTTGAATATAACTGAAAAACATTTTCATCATTTACTGGAATACCTCGCTCATTAAACAAATACTCAATTTTTTTACTATTCCTTGCATTGCAAAAGCCAACCTTGTATATCTTGCCAGTAAATGTTTGCGTTAGGTCTGGTCTTCCACCTATGTAAAACTTTAATGTATTTATATTACCAAAGAAAGATGCAACGTTGCCCCCAAAATATTTTGATACTTTATCAATATCTATTCCTGCAGAAAAAATTTCTTCTAAGGCTATGCCAGTAAAAGGATCTTCTCCAGACCAAGAAAATGTTGCAATAACTTCTTCGGTATCTCTATAATTTAATTTATATACTATATCTTTATTTTGTGTAGATATTTCAAAGTGGTCTGAAGAATTTTCTGATTCTATTCTAAATAAAGTCTGTGTCTGAGTTGGCTCTTCTAAAAATTTAAAGGAACCGTAGAAAGACCTAATCCTTTGATTTAAAAAGTTCAGATTATCAAAGTACATGTATCCGCTTGTAACAGTATCAAAAGAAAAGAACTTGTCTGGTTCGTCTTGAATCTCTCCAAGGTCAAAATATAACTGATTAATATTTGAAGATCCTAAAACTATTTCTGGAAGTTTGTAGTCTGGAGTACACAGAAGATTATTTTCAACACTTAAGTTATCGACAATTGCCTGGTTCCACTTTCCTATATTTGGGTATGAATAGTTATTTGTGTAATCTGCAAAAGGATAGTCTATGTATACTGATGATCCGCTATATGCCTGATTAATACCCTCTGGAAATTCAACTCCCTGCCCGTATACAAACCTTTTTTTAGCAAGAACAATTGGAACAGAATAAGTATATATTGCAACACAATCAATTTCTATGGGAGAAACATCTTCGTATGCATAAAATCCAATCCAGTCCTGCTCTTTATCGTTTAAGATACTTACAGGAAACACCAACTCTGAAGTTAGATAATTTAATGAAATTACCTCTTCTCCGTTTACAAGAAGAGATGCACTATTTTCAGATAATCTTATGTGTATAAGCATTGGCCTTGTCCATTCGCCAATATAATACGATCCAGAGTTTTCTCCAACTTTTAAAATAATGAATGGTCCTTCAACATACAGTCCGTCTGTAGAGGAAATTGGCCCAAGAATTCTTTTCTTTGTAACTGAGTCTGAGTTAATTCTCATCCACGCTTCTAAGGTATACTCTTTATACTGACCAGCCTCAGACAAAAATCCAAGGCTTGGAACTATAACAGATGGCATTTCTCCATTTGGTAAAAGTTTTGTTAAATTAGATGCTCCGTATACAAGAGGAATTCCTGTGTTTTTTGCCATAAGGCTATTATCTTTAACCATGTAGTAGCCTTTATTTTCTTCCAGACCATAGGCGTCTGCTGGAATTGCAAAAGACGAAGGCAAAGCAATGGTTGAAGGAAGTGAGATCTTTTGAACACCAAGTGAGGACGAGTTAAACTCCTCAGACCACTGACCAACAGTAACTCCGTTTACTAAAAACTCGTAGTCTTCTTCATTGAGCGCTCCACCGATATAGTTAATTTTTATAACCACTCTAAACTGAGTATTATCTTCTGGAATATCAAATGTTTCTGATATAAAAAACCATCTATCCTGAATGGATGTTGTATAAGACTTTAGCCTTTGTATTTTGCTTCCAGAGGTAGTATCAAAATACTCATAGCCTATTTCAAAACTAGATGCATATGCACTTATAGAATTAAAAAATCCTCCTACAGAAAATGTTGATAGGCTTTTGTTTAAGGCTGAAAAGTTAGCAATGTCATTACTTACACAAGTTATTTGCCCAAACTCATCGCCTGTTAGGTTTCCAGTAATTTTTGTGGTTTGGCTATCTGGGAATGGTTCATTCGACAAAGAATAGACACTTGCAGATCCATTATCAATTTCCCAATCAGTAATGTCTCTGCCAGCCTCACTTATCAAACTTATATAGTCAGCCTTGTCATCCAAAGCCCATAAAGCGATTGGATGCTCTGCATATATTTTTTCTGCGTACAGATTTGATGGATTAGACATTATAGGTCTATTTTACCACAGAAGGCTACTTGTTTATTTTAATTTCACAGTAGTCTGTAGTGCAGTATGATTCACCTTGAGCCTCAAGATTATCTATACCGTCGTAAATAGCACCAAAGTCAATATGCTTCAACTTGCCAATATATGACTCATATTCTTCTTCAGTAATTTGAGTATATGGCTGCTGAGGATATGTGTGATTTCCCATTGGAAGAAATGAAACTGCCTTTAGTTGTCCTTCGTACATGTGGAGTGCTGGAACAACATGCTTTGACTCTGTTTCCTTATCAAATGAAAGTGTTACAGAAACCCCATTGTCAGACCAGTACTTTTGAGCGGTTGCAGCAAGAGCAATCTTCTCAAATAGTGTTACATCCTTTTCAGATCTTGGATGACCTGACTTGATTGGAAAGTAAACTACTGATGTGTTTGCTGATACTACGTCGTCTTCAATTGTGTACCCTGCTGCTTTGAACAAGTGCATCATTGGATCTGTGTTTCCAAATCGAACTGCACGAAGGAAGAAGTTTCCTCCAGGTCCCCAGTGAACTCCAGGAGTTGCACCAGAAAGAATTGAAACTGATCCTGATGGCTTAACTGTTGTTACACGAATTGATTCACGAACACATAGCCATTCTGAATACTGATGGTCATAGTGACGGATCTTGTTGTATCCCTCATCCATCCACTCACGAACAACTGGCAAACCCTTCTGATCTGCAAAAGATGCAATACCAGTAAGTGATGTACCAATACGGCGATTACGTTGCATGATACCGTTTGTTTGTGGCCAGTGTGTTGGAACAAGTGTTACAGTCTTTCCGTATAGGTATGCAAACTTCAGGGTACGCAGGAAGTCTTCCTTAGATTCATGACGATTCAAGTGTACTTCTACAAGTGTACATAATTCGTATGATTCTAATGGCTGCTCCGCACATGGGTTGAATCCCATCACACGATAATCTTTACCGTCTGGCGCATCCTTTAGTCGTCCATAATTACGAGCAACATCAAGCCAGATAAAACCTGGCTCTCCGTTTTCAGTAATTAAATCTACATAGTCTTCGTACTTTGTTCCTACTTCTGCTGAAATAGAATTATTAGACATCCAAGCCCATCCTGGATTTTCTGGATCAAATGAGTTACGTTCTGGGAACATCTCTGAATTCTTTAGATTCATAAATGTTTCATCCCCTGCATTACCCAAAGCAAGAGTTGCTGATCTACGAACATTTCCAGATACTACACAGGTACCAATAAGGTTTACCAAGTCTACAATGGCACGAGAATCCAGTGTTTCTCCGCCTCTGGAGCCGATTACACGGTCTATCTGCTCGTGCAACTTGATAAGAGGTGCAGGCCCTGATGCAACGCCCCCAAAGCCCTTGATCGGGGCTCCAAGAGGTCTGATCAAATCATAGTTAAACTTTTGAATGCTTTGGTTTGCTCTTAGGTATGAGTTGATTAGAAGTCTGACTGACTCTACCCATCCTTCACGAGTGTCTGGAATTTCGAACACCTGTTCTGGTTCTGTTGGGGTATAGATTGAGAAATTCTTATCCTGTCCCACTGTATCAAACCCTACACCAATGCCAAGCATAAGTGCATCCATAACCCAAGCAAATAGCGCTCCTGGATCGTTCTTATCAAGGTCCTTTGTAGATACCATTGCACAATTTTGCAGTGCTGCTGAGTTCTTCTTCTCCATAGTCATAGGAGTTCCAAATGCCCACATACCCCGACCTGGTGGTGTCCACTTTAATTCAAACATTCTTTGAAATGCTTCTTGTGCTGACTTCTGAGCCTTGTAGTCATTCCAAGGTAGGCGGTTTTCTTTAGCATGATTCTTTTGTACTGAATACATACCCTCGATTACACGACGACAAACTTCGTGCCATCTTTCCTTAGTTCCGTCTTCCTTCATACGAGAATATGTACGAATAAAAGTAATTTCTCCAAGTGAATTTTCTGCTGCATCCTTAAACCCGAATGGGCTTTCTTGGCTTTTGTACTTTTCTACGAAGTCCTCTGGAAGTTTAAAACTAAAAAAATCTGACATGTGTATCGTCCTTTCAAAAACGGAATAGTGTTAAGTATAGCAGAGTTTTTAAAAAAGTAAAACTCTACCTAAATGTATTGTTGAGAGTTATGAAAAAACTAATTCAATAAAATAATTAGTGTATCCAGTGTTGCGGAACCATTATCTTTTCGCCACTCTTAACTAAATGAGCAGTGTGATGATATGGCGGTGATGGAGGAAATACAATAATACTTCCAGCCTTTGGCTTAACTGCAAACTGATAGGCTGCAGGATCTGCATTTGCAAAATCTGAATCTGGAGTTGGACCTTGAATAGGGCCCTTTGGATCTCTAATAGTAAAAGATATTTCTCCACCCTCATAATCATCATTAAGATACATTACGAAAGAAACCTTTAGCCTTTCGTCTCCTTCTTGCTGATCAAAGTGTGCTCCCATAAATGTTCCTGGCTGATACTTTTTAATTGGATACTGTGGAAATAGTTTTGGCTCATCAGTAATTCCATGTGCTTTTGCATAGTCTCTTGCTACATCATCAAACGCTTTTTGTAAAGTATCGTAGATGTATTTATTTTTTTCATCAGTGTCAGCAGAAAGGGTAATCTGTTTATCTGTTCCGTAAACATAGTGCTGTCCGCTACATGCCATCCACTCTCCCCAAGGATCTTGATTGTCATTTTCAATTGCATCAACAAGTTTTTTTGGGTCTTCAATTACATTTGTGTAATAATAAACCTTTTCTTCAAGTATTTCTCTGTCCATAGCATTTCTCCTTAGTATTTATTATTTTTATAAAAATCTTTTGTTTTTATAAATCCTACAGTTACATATCTAATAGGACCTTTTCCAACACATCTCACTCCATGCTCATATTCTTCGTTTCCTGGGAAAATAAGTAGCGTTCCTGGCTTTGGCTTTAAGTCTGAGTTTTCTTTATTTTTAAAAAACAAAGTTCCATCCGTATAGTCATCGTTAAGATATAGTATAGCAGCATATTTAATTGAAGGATCTGTGTGCTGATCTGTGTGTGGCTTTAACTCAACACCGCTTTGCATTCTTTGTAATGTTCCAAATCCAGCAAGTTCTAATGATTGGTCTGTCACTTTAAGCAAATCTGCAAGTCTTATATGAAGTCTTAAACTTATATCTTCATTAAGAATGTTTAGATTTTTATCTTCCCACCCCTGAGTTATTTCAAACTTACCTTCAGCAACTAGATTGTCTACATCGTCTCTACCAAATTTTTCCATGCAGAATCTAGCAAGATTTTGGGTGTATTCAATAAACCACTCTTCATCGCTAGTTCTTTCAATAATATTTAATAGTTCTTCTAACTCTCCTGGCTTTAAAAAATTATTTATAGAAAGCACTTGCTCATGAAAAACTTCAACGCTATATCCAGCATCTTCAAATTCTTTTTTTAAGAATACAGACATTTTATAAATCACCTACCTTATACTTATTTCCATTAGCATCTATTTTGTATCCTTCTTTTAGAAGTTCTTGCCACTCTGCTCTTTCAATTTCTTGCTTGGCTCTAGTCTCTTTCATTTCTGCTGCCCAAGCATCTCTTAGTTCCTGTGGATAGGCAGACTCTTCTCTATCATCCCAGAAAGAACCGATTGTATACCTAACACCACTTTCAATCAAAGACACTTCGTGCATATTGTTAAAGCCACCATCAAAGACAGCAAGCATTCCTACTTGAGGCTTGATCTCTATACTTTGATCTGGGAATTTAAGAAGTCCACCCTCAAAGTCATCATTAAGATATAAGAATCCTGCATATCTACTTCTAGTAAAGGCTCCAGAGTTTCCGTGCTCGTCAGTATTATCTGAGTGAATTCTTGCATATGCTCCTGGCTCCCACTTTTGTGTGTGATATCCAATTTTTGAAATTGTCTTTGGGTCAAGGTCATGGACTGATGCAATTGCTTCTGGCATTGCTTTTTCTATATCAGAAAATATAGTTGGCTCAAGACCAGCGTCTATAACTTCTTGGTCGTTATCTTGTGGAAGAACAGAAGAGTATGACTCATAAAAAGAGATAGGCATCCAAGAAATCTTACCATTATCTGCCTGAGCATCCAGTGCTTTAATCATCTTCTGACATTCTTCCTTGCTTATAAAGTTTTCATAAACAACAATATCTTTTGTAATTCTTTTTTTATTATTTAGATTCATGGCTTTCTGTCTCCTGTATGCTCTGTAATTTCCCAAAAGAATGGACATGTGTATCTAATACCACTCTTAATCTCTGTTACTCCGTGGATGTATTGCATATCCCCTGGGAAAAAATATGCTGCGCCTTTCTTTGGCTTAAACTGAACACCTTGGTTTGGAAAATATAACTCTCCGCCTTCGTAATCTTCGTTTAAGTAAA